GCTGTCGCGACCCTGCACCCCGCCGGTCACTAAGCCGCCGTCTTGCATGCCCTCAAAGCCCATCTGGATAAACCCGCGAATAAGGCCAAACATCGCCGCCGCTGCTGCCGATGCCACCACCGGCCCAGCAAATCCAAATGCGGCTGCCGCGCTCGCTGCCCCAGTGGCCGCGCTTGCCATGACTTGCTTCTGCATGGTCTCAAGCGCAATATCAATGGCGGATGCGCTCGCCGCTTTCATGGCTGCACCAAAGCGGCTCTGCCCTTCCTCTGCTGCGCCGAACGCGCTAACGAAGGCCGAGCCGATAGCATCCGCGCCAGTCACCGCCGCGTCAACCTGCTCTTGGGTTCGCTCTGCTGCTGCCTGGGCCTGCTGCTCTTGCGCTTCGATAAGCGAGTTGGTCAGGTCAATCCGGCGCTGAAGGTTTGCGGCTGCTGTTTCCTCGATGCCCGCTTGTATGCGCTCCTCGAGCGTGGCGATAGTTTGCAGATGCGCTTTCTGTTTTTCCTGCGTTGCCACTAGTTTTTCGTATGGCTTATTGAGCCCGGCGGTTGCGGTGCCGAGCGCTTTGACTGCGCCCACCGAAACCTTGCCGATTCCCTCCTGCACCGCTGTGGATATTGCGTTGGTGCGCGCCTCGAAGTCTTCCTGCTCTCTGCCGAGTTTATTGAACTCCTTCTGCGCTTCCACCAAGGCTGGGGTGTATTCATCAGAAAACAGTGATGCAAACTTTAGAAAGGCCGCCGTGACCGCGATCAACCCTTGCTCAAATTTTGTTGAAACATCTCGAGCCAAATTGAATGCGCCCGCCACGCCTTGCGTAATTGAAACCGCCATGAACTGGAAAAACTCGACCATACCCAGAGCAAGTAGCTGCTGATTGGCCTCGAGAAAATCCCTTGAGCGCGTGATGAGCGGTGCAAACTGATTACCGAGCGCTACAAACACGTTTAACAAAACATCACCCATCCGGGCGATGAGCGCATTCACAGAATCCTTGATTCTTTCGAAGCTTTGAACGAGCGGGTCATTGGCAGAGCGAAACTCTAGCGCGCGTTCAATGGCAACAGTCGCCATCTCTCGAAATTTGGCGAACACCTCGAGCGCCTGATTGACGCCGGTGGCGACCACCGCGAAAGCCTTGAAAGCACTAGCCGCACCGCTGCCAAATTTCTTGACGGCTGCGAGCGCCTTGTTGGATTTCTTGCCAACGTCTTCAATCTCGGCGCTGGCATTGTCCTCGGCGGTTATCTCAATTTTAGCTTCAACGTCTGCCATTTCTTGCCCTCTTCGCTTGCCGCTCCATCTCTGCCTTCTGCTTTTTCGCCCTCTCTAGCTCCACCTGTTTGATCGTCTGCGCCACCAAATCAATCGCCTCATAAACAAAGGCAGGCTCTTCATCTAAGCGGCTGCCACCGTAAGGAAGTATGCGATAGTCCCGCCAATCACTAAACCACTTAACGTGTAGAATAGAGTACCCATCAAGCTCGGACCACGGACACCGCCGGAGGCTCGGGGCAAACTCAAAAGCCAGATTGGCGGTTTTTTCTTCGTCGCAATTTCGCGCATCCCTGAACTCATCCCCATCCGCTGCCTCTGGGCCTTTGCACTTTGAGCACCCCCAGCCTAGAGCCTTGTGGCCGCTCGAAAAAAACCGAGCGGCCAACTCTATTTTTTTCGCATCCCCTCCGAGAGCGTGGAAACTTCAGTAAGCGCCGCATAGCATTCATCAATTAGGCTCTGCTCTGCGCGCTCCCATAATGCCTCCCCGGTCTCGATGGGCTGCCCTAGAATATCCTCGCATTGATGGAGCCGAACCACTCGAGCCTTGATGATGCGCTCAATGGCAGCCTCTGCGCTCTTGAGGCTCACTTTTCCATCTCTGCCAAGCGCCGCCCTCTGCGCAGCCCTTAGCTCGCCGCCGGTCATCGGCGCGAGCTCTACGCTCATCTGCTCAGCCTCTGGCTTGTCTCGGTTGCCGTTCCACTCTGGGACGTACTCACGCAAATCCTCTTCTCGTGCTTCCATGTTTTTCCCTTTTTAGTTTTGATATCACGACTGGTTCCAAGCAAGCGTCAGCTCATCCCCGCCGCTATTGCCCAGCGATGTGAACGGGATGTTCAGTATTGCCTCTTCTGCCTCCGGTACGTCTATTGCCCCGAAGTCTAGCTCGCAAGTTGACATGGTGATCACCACCTTTTTAGACGCTACTCCGCCAAGCGTAACCACGATAGGCACGCTCGAGAATGTTGGGTCGGTGGTGGTGATGTGGACATAGCGCTGGGCCAACGACTTGATAAAGTCTTTTCGCGCTCTAACCGTCACGGTGCCCGTGACCGAACGAAACCCCGCCACAAAGTCACTGGTACCTTTCTCAAAAGCCTCATCCGAAAGCGGCTTGATGTTGTTCGTCAAGGTCATGTCAAAAGCAGTGATCGGGAGCGTTACGCTGTTTAAGGTGAGGCTGCCGCTAATCCCGTTGATGGGATTGCCCGCTGTCGTCTCCGTGTAGGTAGACGGCGTGATTGCTGCATCATCGCTCCAACTGTGATTTGAACTAAGCGTGAAGGCCTCTGCCCCTGTTTTTGCAATAATGGCCCTCTCTGCGCTGTTGAGCGTAATGACTGAGCCCAGCATAAAATTCACGCCCTCGCCCGAGTGCGTAGAAAGCGAAGCGGTGGAAGAGCCGGCACCATCAGCAGCGCCCGTGCCCGTCAGCGCGTAGTTGAACGCGCCACCACTAAAACTCATCCGGGGCTCTTCTCCGCCGCTCGCTGATATGCTCATCTCTTCGACGTATGCACCAAAAAGATCCTCTCTGAACACGCCGTTGGCAGTGCGCGCAATTCGGCACGTCGGCAGAGCGTTGGTATCACTGAGTTTGTAAGTGTTGGATGTGCTAGCACCGAAAGCGCCACCCATCGCCGCCTCGATCAGCGGGTCAATGTCGGGGGCCGTCGTGCTGCCCGCTGGCAGAAGATAGCTCTCACAACTGAAGCTTACCTCTTGCTTGCCCGTGATTCGCTCGAGCACTGAGCGGCTTGCTCGAGAATCCATTCGATCGGTGCGCGTAACAGTAAACTCGATGGATGATGCAAGCACCTTGGCAGCGTCCCCGCCGGCCAAAGCCTCTTGCGACGCTGTGCCATATGCTCCACCCGCCGCGCTTTCTTTCTTGCAGAAAAATTTTAGATTGCGGCCTAACGCGTGATCTGTTGTTGCTCCCATGGGTCAGCTCTCCTCGCTTTGTGTTTCGTCTTGTTTCTTTTTGCGCTTTGGCTTTGGCTCCGCCGCCTCAAAGCGCCCACCATCAATCAATGCTTTTGCAATCTCTGAGGGAAACTCTACCACGTCACCCGGCTGGATGGGTTTATCGTCAATCCTGATAGGTATTTCGCTGATAAGCCTGATTCGCATGTTATCCCCTAACTTGATGCCGTGCTTCGCAGATACTTGATCTGCACCTGCATCAATACAGAACCATCCCCGTGCGCGTCTGGGTCGCCTTCGTCTGTTTCATATTGAGAAATAGTTGTGCTGATTGCGTTGCTGCCTCGAGTTGTGTCCGTGTTGAGCGCTGCAATCAAATCGTCTACCAGATTGTTGAGCTTGGTCTGCCGGTCTGCGAGCGTAGTGCCCGAGACATGGCCAATCACCGAGACCGCCATACTGCAATAAATATTACCCCCGGGCTGGTGCTGCACCGTCTCAACCCCGGGCACGTATCCGATGAAAGGTCGCTCCCCGCTCTTCACGTCGAAGTATCCCCGGGCCAAAGCCTGCACTGTGTCTACCGAGGTCTTAAACCCGTTGCCGGTGGTAACCCCCTCAAAGGTTGTCTGGAGATTATCCAAGATAAGCTTGCGCGCTGGTGTCCCCATCAGGTAGCCCTCGCCGCTGCCTCTTTGGCCGCCTTCATCACGCTTTCAATCTCGTCTTTGATATTTGGAAGCGCGAGCTCTACCGCTTCTCCTAGATAATTTGTCGGCTTGATTTTAACGAAGGCCATCAGGGTATAAGCAAGCTCACCGCTGTTTTTATCTACAAGGTAACCGCGCAATCTGCCTGGGGCCGTGCTCACTGGTGGGAAGAACTTGAGCTTGGTTCGCCCGGGGTCAAACTCCCTCGGAGCAATCGCGGCATTGTTTCGGATGATGGGGCTGTAGCTGTAATTTGGCACCGCTAAAGCTTTGACCCTGCGCGGTCTAATCACGCCGCCATAGTGGTGAATCAGCGAGTAAGGCACGGTCGATGTAACATCAATCACGAATTTATTGGCCGATGTTTTGAGCGGGCCCGGCGTGAAACTGTTGGCCAGTCTGCCCTTGGCTCTGCCGTATTTATTGAGCCGCAAGCCCACTACCTCATTGACCGAGCCTTGAACCTGCTGCGCTGCTCGCAGCATCCCCATGGTAAGCGCTGGGCCTAGCTCGCTGGAAAACTTGCGCGCAAATTCTCTGATTGAGTCATCAACCTCGACTTTGAAAGGCTCGGCCATCGTCAATCATCCAGGTTGTCAAATTGATTGAGCCGAAAAGGAGTAAGCGGCTTGTCTTCGTCCTCTTGGATTGTCTCTTTTCCAGACACTGAGCCGCCGCCGAAGAAAGCCCCGGTGTCACCTCGAGCAGCCTCGGCCCTGAGCTCTTTGAGTAGGTCCCGATAGAACTGGGTCTTCTGCGAACGGGAGCCGCCAAGACCGAGGGAGCCCCGGTCAATCTCTCGAGCAAATTTGGCCAGGATGCCTTCAATGGCATCAATAGCCGCAAGCGTCGGGTCTGGCCGCGTCGTAAGCAGAGCGTCCAGCGTCTCGTTGCTCAAGAGTTGGTCGTTCGTATCGACATCGCCGATTCGAAATCGGAGCCGGTCCCGGTCTGTGCTTAGACTGTCCGAATAAGACCAGCTCATCACTCAACCCTTTTGCGAGGTCTCCCGCGTTTACGCTTCGGCTTTAGGTCAGCGGCTAGCAAATGGTCGGGCACCTCAACAAGCGTGCCCGACCGAAGCATTCGCTGGAACCCCGGCCACTGCCGAGCCTCTGGTATTGGTGTCCAGGGCTCAACAGTTCCGGTATTGGTCTTCACTCGTTTGAGAGCGAAAATCATCAGCCTACACACTCATTGAAGAACACGCCGAGATCTGCGCCGGTCACCTTGAAATCAAAGGTGCTCACCGCCTCGATGCGCTCTGAGTGATTCTGGTCCATGCGATACCGAAGCGCGCGGATTGGCTCAAACTCAAACATGTACCCACCAGCCGGAGTCATGAGACCCGGATTCGGTGGACGGTAAACCAGCAGAGCATCATCAGGATCGAAGACATAACTGAAGCTTGCCGTCGCGCCTTCGTTTGCCGTGTTAACGATTGAGCCCGCAACCAATACTTCATCGACGTCAAAGAGCGCCGCGAGAAGATCGGTGGTCACAACACCCCGTTGGGTGAATTTGACCCTGTCTAATATGTCGTCGCTATCACGGAGCGCCGTAAAAACGTCGCGTCCCAAAACGAGAACATTTGGCTTGCGCCCAGTCTTGGAATATACCGCATCTTGTTGGGTCTGGATGTCCTTGATTGGCGTGCCACCGGAAGCGCTCCAAAGAGTCCCGGGGGTGATATCCCCGCCGGTAGTTGAACCGGTCCATGTGCTGGTGGTGAAAGCCGCCGCCGCAAACTCTTGGTCCCGCTTTTGGAGAAGCTTTTCAGTAACGTAGGTTGCTGCACTCGTGAGAATGTTAACACCTGCATCTGAGTTAGCTTGAACCAAATCGTCAACGTCCATATGGACGCCAAACTGGTCACAAGAGTAAGTCTGCTGACTTAACGTAAAGTTAGCGCCAGCCGTTGGCGAGCCTGGTGCTCTCAACTCTGCGATACCTCTAAGGTAGTCTGATTTCGTGAAAACATGGAATTTATTAGAAAGCTTATCCACGCTCACACGGTTGAAAATTTTATCGGCGATAAAAGCCGTTTGCTCTTGCGCGTATGCCAAGCTGATATTGGTCAAAGCTTGGTCTACATGGACTTCTGAAGTTGTAATAGGCATCTCTTATCCTCCTATGACGCAGCGCGTTAAGCCTGCTTGCCGTTCTTTTGAAGGAGAATCGAGACGATATCCCCGTCCGCTGTTGGATCTTCGAGCGCAACACCCATGCGAAAAGACCCGGTGTCTGAAACCTTGCCCGCGGAGTTCGAGTCGCACCCGACGTTGTAGCCCGCGCCCAAGCCGGACTCTGTGCCAATGTAAAGCTTGGTCACGCCGTAGACGCAGACGCTCGCCGCCTGGCCTGCGGTTGGCTTGTTTTGCAGAACGCCGATGGGGTTCCCATCGTCGCCGGTCAAAACTGCCTTGCCGCTGGTATCGACCGCCACGAAATAATACTGCTTGGCTGACAAGTCAGCGCCCGCCTCGAGCGTGATGGTCAGTTTGCTTTGTTCAAACGCCATAATCAGCGCCCTCCGTTTTGACGCTCTTGGTTGTAAGCCTGGTAGAGCGCTGGGTTAGTTTGAATGGTTTTTGCAATCGCCTGCGGCATGCTCAAGGAGCCCCCCGACTTCTCAACTTCCGATTTTGCGATTCGCTGAATCTTAGCCCATGGGTCACCGCCGGACATGTCCGGTACTGAGCGCCCAGCCTCAACAAGCAGAGCACCGCCTTGGAGCGCTGCGCTGGAAGCCTCAAGGGCTTTCTCTACGCGCTCGCCCAGGCCGCTATCAGTCGCCTTAACTGCAATCATCAAGTCCACCACCTCGTCGAGGCTGTGGCCTGGAATGTTGCAGAGCGTCTGTTCTGCTTTGGCGAGATACTCGCGTCGCGCACGCTTAGCGATTTCCTCGCCTAGCTGCTTCTCGAGTTTCTCGCTCTTTTGCGTCAGCTCTTCTTTAGCCTTCCAGATGGCGTCGATAGCTTGGCGAGCAGCAGGGGGCAGAGTCTCCAGAGATTTCTTGAGGTCATCATCCTCTTTCTTCTCTTTGTGATAAGGCTTCTCCACGTCTTCCATGGCCTTTTCCTTTTCGTCCTCTTCGTGCTCGGCCTTTTCTTTTTTGTCCTCGTGCTCGGCCTTTTCTTTCTTGTCTTCGTGCATGCCTTTGGCACCCGAAGCGCGACCGAGCGCGCTGAGCGCTTCACCGACTGGCATCATGTCCGAATAAGCCTCAAGCAGTTTCATCGCTGCCATGATTGCCGCTTTGGCATCTGCGGGCATATGCTCCATTTTTAAAATGCTCTCGAGCTTATCCACGGCTTCACTTGAGCCTTCAGCCTTGAGCACTTCAACCAAGACTTCATCCATCTGGTCACCTCTTGCTTTCATCACGGGAAAGCGTCGTTTCAAATTGGCACCGCGCTCCACTAGTGAGACCTCGAGGGTCTTCACGTCTTTGAGCGAGGTGATGCGCCGCTTTTTCATCGCGCACCTCATTTCGATTTTTTGGAATGGCGCCCTGGTCTCGGGCTGGACAGCCTGGTCTCGGCTGTGGGTTTATTATCTTTATTTTATTTATTATCGTCAAGCATTATTTAGTATCTATGAATTCCACCTCTGGCATCTCGTCTTCGGTCATTTCTTCGCGCTGGCCGAAGCCACCGATTGAGAACGCGTTTAACTCCTCCTCTTGCACTTTTGCCCACGCTTCGGGCTCGAGTTTGACGCCGAGAATCCAAGAGCCCGAATGGACCACATCGTCCCCAAACGGCACCCGGTTGGCCTTATGCGGCTCCCCTGCCATCGCTGCCCTGTAGTCATCTGTGCTTGGGTAGGGTTGTACCCAGCTCTCTACGACCTGCGCATCAAGTCGCCCATTATGCTCGAGGCCGATGGTTCTAGATGTGGCCAGGAAGTCATGGGCGGTTTCTTCAATAACCGCCGGCGGCACATGGTCGCCTTGTCCGTCGACGATGTAAGGGTCCAGCACAATCCCGTAGACGATGCGCTTGGCCGTGTCCTGCTTTGCGATTGTCACCGATTTCTTGGCCTGCTCTCGTTCGTATTGCCCAAGAATCTTGTTGGCCCATCGCTCGCCTGCCTTGCCGCCCCAGAGCAGATTCGCAATCAGCCCCGCGCCCGGGTAGCCCGGATCCTTCGGGTCACGGTTGGCCGGTGCTTCGAGGTCCCGAGCGTGGCGCGTGAAAAAGTTTACCATCCGCTTGACGGTGTCGATTGAGACCCGCCGCCCGTTTTTCAAGTCACGGGCTCGAGCTACTCCCACCTCAGTGCCACCGCGCCCATGCTTCGCCCGCAGCATTAAGCCCCGGGCTGCCGCGTCTTGAACGCCAAGTGGGGGCTGATAGCTTTGCTGCTTTTCCAAGAGCTCATGCACTTTGTTAATCTTGCGCTCGAGCATGTCACGCGAGCCGCCCGGGTTTCGCACGCCGCACGGATGCGGCAGAGATACATCGGCGATTGTGCCGAGGCTAACCCGCGCAGCTTTGCCGAGCGCTACCACACCAGCGGGCTCGAGGTCTTGCGCATCTGCCAGCTCGCCTAAATCAATGACATCAACCTCGCTGCGCTCTAGCCCCAGCGGGTCAAGATAGTGCTCTTGAAACAGTGCCCCATCCTTGCCGCAGAGGTGGCGCTTTCTGACGACATCTAGACCGCTTGGACTGGTCACGACAAAGAGCAACCTCTTCTCTGTCTTTGTTGATTTCGGATGCCCTGCTGGTAGTAGGTCATAATCGGTCGTGTATTTTGGGTTGGATGGACGCCCCGAGCGAAGCAGTTTTAGAAAAGCATTTACCCGAGCCATGGCCCATTGATCTCGACTTGTTACGCTTGGCCGGTGGCTTGTCGAGAACGCGCCAGCGCCTCGCCTAAAGACTGCCTTCAGAGCGCCTAGGTTTGCGCGCTTTGTTTTGTCGTCGCCCACCTTTTCATTGTGCTCATCCCGCTTGCGCTCAAGCGCTTTGATATTTGCCTCGCTGAGTTTGATACCGCCCCGCTGGCCACCTGCCGAGCCTTCAGGATTGCGCGTACTGCCTCGCCTGCGCTCGCTTGGTTTTGCCGGTGTCTTGGGGTCGTCTTTCTGCTTCTCGAGTCGAGACCCCACGCGAGCCGTAGCCGTTGCCGCTGCTAGCTCTTTGTTGCCGGTGCGCTCGAGGATAGCCCTGTAAATCTTGTCCCACTCCTTACCCTTCCGGATTCTTGCCGGGTCATGCTCTTCGACCACTTCAAAGTCGAATAGCTCAACCGCCCCCTCGTGCGGCGCATAGTCGCCCGGCATCAGCACGGGCCCGCCCTCATAATCCATCCAGTGGTAACCGTCCGGTGGTTCAACCTTCATCGCTGGTGCCCTCCCCGTAAAGCTCTTTGACTTGCTCTTGCAAAACCTCATTGGCAGGCTCTGGCTCAACTCGAGCGGTGGCAGCCTCCTCAACTGGAAGGTTTGCGTACTCCCTCACATATTTCTCGAGTTGGTCGTCTGGCGTAATGATGCCCGCGCCGACAAGCCCAGATAGGGCCCCGGAGAGCGCTGCGAGGTCTGGCGTTTCTACATCGTCATAGCCAAGCGTTGGAAAGCATCGCTCTGGGAAATTGTTAAGCCGCATGAGCCTGGGGATTGCTTCGTTGTTCATAATGCTAGCGATGCTGTCTAGGTAGGTGCCGAGCGCCTGCGCAAAGAGCGATGTTTTTGAATCCGCCAAAGCAAAAGAGCCCACCGACTCGGTGCCGAGCAGGATAAACTCACCAAGCATGCTCATTGCAATTCGCGATTGGTAGCGCTTGATAATCTCGTTAACATCAATGGGCCTGCGACCGCCTGCGCTCAAGAGCTTCAGCCTGTAGCCGCTGGGGCTTCCATCTGGTAGCTGCTCATGGGGGATGACTAGTCCCTCGTACTCATCGCGCCCGACTCGCTGCACTAAATCCTTCATTGCGGCCAATACGCTTCGCTCGTTGCTGCTCGCATTGCTCGAGAAAATCTGAGCGGGCGCTTCCATCACCGGCAGGCCTGCGAGGTCCCTGCTGATCCCAATGCCCTCGTACGTCATAATCTTCTTCGCGTAGTAATATGAGATATATGCATTTCTCAAAATACTGCGCCCTTCGGGGTTGCCCTTGTGCGCGTCGGCTCGAAAGAGAAGCATTTTTTCGCGGGGTATGTAGCGCGTTCGATAGTTTGGCGGTGGGTCCTGGTAGAACCCGAGGATTGCCCCGTCATTGGGGTCTATGTCCCAATCTGACAAACTATCTTGCGAGCGAATAGGGAACCCGCGCCAGCCGATGCGGTTATCCCTGAACCGGCTCTTGAATCTTCGGTCCTCTTCGTCTGGGCCGCGTCGAATCTTGTAGGTGATTTCATGCGTCGAGAATCCGAAAGTGAGAAAGCTTAGAATCTCGCTGAGCGTATCGCTCCAGGTTTCATCCATGTCTTCAAATAGGCACTCTTCGACAAACTCCGCGCATGCCTTCGATTCTGGCGTGTCGTCTGCCTCCCGGATGCTCCACTGCACCTGGCGCACCAGCGTGCGGATGGCGTAAAGCACGGCACCGATAACGGGATCGTTATTGGACATTTCCTTGTAGACCCTGGTGGCTTTCTCGCCCCTCAAGTCGTTTAGAAATTCCTCGTATATTTTGCCGCCCTGATACTTGAGCCCCGTGGCTCCGAGTACGTCTATCGGGTCGTATTCTTCGTCTTTCTTCATCGATTGCGACTCCCAAAGATGGCTGCGGCGTCTGCCTCAGCCGTGTTGATTCCTCGTTTTCGGTCCTGAGCTCTGACTTCGGCTGGTGTTGCTGCAATAACCCCGCATCTGCAATTGGCGACATGTTTAATTGGCCCCCGTCCCGGGTGCAGCATTGGCGTACCGTCGGGCAATATAAACGGCTCATCGATTGGCACCACAACACCCCTCATCTCCTGGTGCCCTCGCCCACCATCGTTGAGCTGTGGGCTCCATTTTTTGTATCGTTGGCCGGCCGCTTTTAGGGCTGCAAACTGCCCTGCACCTTGGGCCTGCACCATTTCGGTGCGGGCTATCAGGCTCGCCCGGCTGAATACATCACGCGTGATTGGTGGCCCGCGCTCGAGCGGCTCGAGGATCCCCCGCGTGGGCTTCTGGTTCGGTGCGAGCACTTCCGCGCCTTCAGCAAAATAGGAAAACCTCAAGCGTCGCGCTAACTCGCCGTAAGTTAGCCCGGGGTCTGCTGTAAGTTGAGCGCTCAGAAACTCGCGAGTTTTCGCCCTGAACTCTTCGGTCACGTTCGCAATTAGCGCCGTTTGCTCTCTCCTCTTTTGGTCGAAAAACTGCCGGAACAAATCTGGCGGCGTCGTATAACCTGGATCGGTTCGCCGGGCTGCGTCTTCCATTTCACGGATGCCCGCGAGCGCTGTTACTTGCGCAAGCGCATTAATCGCCCGCTGCGCTGCTACCTGGTTTTTTTGCACCCTGCCCTTGAGCCGCTTTAATTCCTCATCAATCAGAACCTTATAGTACGTCGAAAGAATTGCGCGCACTTTGACCGCAAGAGCCTTGCTGCGCGCTTCGGCTTTGCCAGTGCCTGGCCCTCTGCGGGTCCTCGAGAAGCTTGGGTATTTTTGGCCTGGGCCCATCGCCTTCAAAAAAATCATATCCAATCGTACCCTCGTAGATTATCGTCGGCGTTGATGCTGATATCTGGCAGCGCCCTCTCATCAAGCTCAGTGCAAGCCCACACCATGGCGTCGAGCCTGTCCGGGCTTTGCTTGGTCATCCCCGGCACGTAATTTGTGAGCTGGTCCTCAAGCGCCGGCATAATGCCGCAGATATGCAAGCGCCCTTGCTCGAGCCTCGCCGCAATGGGCTCGGCTCTGGCGTGCTTGCCTTTGGATGCGTGGATAAGTTTGACGGGAACCGAGCGATCGAGCTGCTCGCTGATTGTCCGCCATGTCTCGCCGCCCTGGTTGCTTTCGAAAACCAGCCGGTCGGCCTTGTGCAATCTGTAAGCCTCTATCGCTCTCCGACATACAGCATCGGGGGTACCGCGCATGCTAAGGTCTTCGAGAATATAGAGGTGCCCATTCGAGCAGAGACCCGCCACCACTAGCCCGCTCTCGTCTGATTCTGCGTTGCTGGTGGTCGCTGGGTCCACCGCTACAACAATCCGCCGCAAGTCGGGTGAATGCTGGACCCTGTAAGCGTCTAAGTCCCGCCGCAGAAAGAGCGCACCGGGTAACTCGCTCAAGAGCTCACCTTCGAGTTCTTGCCTGCCGAGCGTCGTTCCTTGGTATCGGTCGTGGATTGCTTGGATAAAATCGCTCGAGAGATTCTGCGCGTTGTCCATCGTGCTTCCCCGCGTTACGTGCGTGCTGTCGAGCTGCGCGAGTTTGCGGAGCATATGCAGGGGTCTCGGCGTAGTTGTCACCACCACTCGAGGTCGGTCTCCCAGCCGCATCCCAAACTTGAGCTGGTCCCAAGCGTCGAGCCGTTGCCAGGCTGCAAGCTCATCGGCCCAAGCGTAATGGTGCTGCGGGCCGCGTAACTGGTCCGGTTTCTCTGCCGTGTAGGTGGTCGCCATACTTCCATTCGGCCATGTCAGCCGCCGCTTGCTCGGCTCATATTCGGGCCGCTCATCATCATTCGCACAAGCTAAAATCCCGCTTTGGCCTTCAACCATGACATCTCGAGCATCTGACGCAGAGCGAGCCACCAGAGCAATGCGGCACCCGGGCACCTCGAGCGCTCGCTCAATCACCCACTCTGCCCCTGTCCTAGTTTTACCCCATCCTCGCCCCGCCTGAATCAGCCATGTGCGCCAATCGCCCACGGGCTCGAGCTGGTCTTGACGCGCTGCGAAACACCATAGGCGCATGAGCGCCGAGCGCTCGTGCTCCTCAAGCGAATCGAGAAACTCACTCTGCACCGTGACGCTCTGCGAGCTTAGCCAGCTTAGCCAAGATTGCGTTTTTGGTTTCGGTGACATCGTGTTTGATTGGTCCCCCATCTGGCCCGCTTAATTCTTGCTTCACGGTCTGCGTCATCCCATGTCGCCGCTCAAGCAGCCACTGGGCAGACTTCACCCCAGTCTTCCGCTGGGCGTCTGCTATCACTAGGTTTAAGAGCTCATCTTGGGCTTCGCCCCTTACCCGGTCGATTGATTCGATAAATTCGACCACATTTTTAGCCGCGTTACCTTTTCGGTACTCGTCCCGATATTTATAGAACGTCGTTTCATGCATCCCCACAATCCCACAAGCAGCCTTCACCGTGCATCCGTTCCGAATCGCCCGCAGAAATCGGGTGATCTTCGCCTTGGTCAGAAACGGGCGCTCCCCCTTGCGGGCTCCGGTTTTTTTTCTAGGTGCCATCGAGAATCTCTATGATTGGCTCCCGCGCTCGGTCCTTCCACACCCAGACCTCTTTGCTTGTCCCCGGCGGCACCTCGAAGGCATTGAGCGCCTCCATCTCCACTGAGCCCGGCCTGCGGTTCGCTTTGACCTGCACCAGCCGCGTACCGTGCGGTCCAATTGCTATCACATCCCACTCGCCCAAGCTCGCCGCTGACCGCGTACACTTGTAGCCCACTGCCTCGAGCCGCTTCATAGTTTTCAGCTCAAGCCTGGTTCCTTTGGCTTTGCAGTTTTTCACCTTGCCCATCAGTGGATCCAAACCGAACCGCCGCCCAGCTCTGGCTCATCGTTGAACAGCGTGCCGGTGCCCCAAAGCCGCTCGGTATGACTTCGCCCCCGCTGATAAACCGCCCGCTCAATCGCTTTGACGGTATCCGACACCAAAGACTCGCTGGGCTGCTCGCCCTCAATCCAAGCCACCACCCATTCGTTTAGCAATTCAAAATCTTCCATCAGATCCCCCTCCGATGCCGAAAATATATCTTATTTTTACGCTCTCCCGCAATCGTAAAGGATAAATTCATAATTACCCGTCAAGTCAAAAGCCCCTCCCTTTTTGACATGGATAAATAAGACCCCCAAACGGGGTGAATTAAACCCATGTGCAAGTCAACCGGAAAGCCCCTACCCTTTCCGGAAGCCCCGGCCTTAACTCGCACCTACACCGAAACCCATCGAAACCGGTGCAGCAAAATCGACCGACACCCCGCGTCAAACGTACGTTTATGACGCGCCGCATTGTGTGTAATTCTAGCCAATTCTAGCCATGGCTTTTGGCTAGATTTATGAGCAGAGCCAAAGCCTGCAAGATGTTGTTTTATATACTCTTTTTATAATTACTTCTTATCCTATACTAATTCTCGCCATTCTAACCGGGGGGTACCCCTCCCTTTTCAACTGCCATACGTTGCCATACGTTGCCATATGTAAAATAGAGGGGAAGGGTACCCCCATGGACACAATGCAACAATTGACCTATCACCTTGAAAAGATTGAGATAAATATCGCCATTTAGGTATGGCGAGAATTGGCGACAATTACACACAATTGCCAGGATGGGGAGCCGCCCGGATACCGGAACCGGCGGCGGCTCCCGTCATTATACCCCAGACTCAATAGCCACAAAAGCCTCGCGCTTTCGCCCCGCCCCCCGGTGGCCAATCTCCACAAGCGCCACCTCTTGAGCATCAACAAGAGCCCGCATAATCTCCGCGTGCTCCCTGGGCTTCAGGTTTCGAAACTTACGCTTTAGCTCTGCGGATGTTAGCCCGCGCTCACCTGCCCGCACAATAGCTGACAGCATCGTTTGACGCTGCGCGCCAAATTGGCTCGAGGTTACCCGCTCAGATACTGCGCTTACTAGCCGGTTGAATGAATGCGATGTGTAATCGATAGCCCATCGCATCGACTCGGCATCAATCTGCTGGCAGCACTTACTAGAACTTATGATCGTGGCTATCCGCATCGATATCTCAACCGCACGGGCAAGCAGGACATCAAGCCCTGAGTCTGCGAGCTGGCGACGCCGCTTGACCGTCTCGGCTTCGAAGGCGTCAATCAGGTCATAAGCCTCATCAGAGAAACCCATCTCCGTAGGCTTTGGGGCTACATCATGAACGCCGCCGACATCGAAGACGCCGCCTTTTTTGCGCATGTTCTTAGCCCACCGAACCACCGCCATCGGTGGCTCAACTCGAGCCCGCCCCCGCCGCCGAGCCTGGCATTCTGCGTCAGACTCAATCACGAGAAACCGGCCAAGCATGCCCGCCTCAATGTCAGCGTCCCCGATGGCTGAGTAGAATTGCCTTGGGGTTGTCATCGCGTAAACGGTGATGGCTGGGCTGACTACTTTGAGCCTCTCCGACTCGCTGCGCTGCTTTTCTGTCAGACCCATGGTTGAATATGCGCGCGGTCTCAACACGCCATCTAGCCGCCCGAAAGCCTCGACAAGCACCGTCACCGCCTCTTGCAGTTGAGAGTTGCCGCTCGCTTGGCAAGCTTGCAGATACTTCCCAAACTCGTCGATAATGCAGATGTGAGTTGGCCTGTCCCTGAGCTCTGAGAATACAGCGCCGGGTGATGTGTAGCCGCTGCCCCCAATCAGGTCACCGAGCCCAGCCGCCTCGAGCACCTTCTCCACCGCTTTCTTGCCGTACTCTTTGCCCGTCCCGCTCTTGGCCACCGTCAAAAAATAGAGGCTT